AACTATTTTGCTAGAATGTGCTCTTAAATCAAAGGATAATATAGTAGGTAAAATAGATGAAATAAAGGCTTGGCTTTTTACTACAGGAGAGAGTGATCTAATATTTAGTTTTCAGCCAGATAAAAAGTATATAGCCCAAGTAGTTAATGCTATTGATTTTACACAGATTTTTAAATACACATCAAAATTTCCTATCCTTTTTAATTGTAGGCCATTTAAGTATAGTGTTCAAAACATACCTTTAACTGTACATGAAAGTGGAACAAATATTATTAATCCAGGTACCATAGAGAGTCTACCTATAATAAAGATATATGGTAGTGGGGATATAAAACTTAAAATTAATGACGATGAAATAGGGATAATAGACTTAAGTGGAGAAGTAATAATTAACTCTGAAGTAGAAGACTGCTATGATGAGGATTTAAATAATCTAAATTATAAGATGAATGGAAAGTTTCCAGTATTGGAAGTAGGACAAAACTTGATCCAGTGGACAGGAAATGTAGATAAATTAGAAATTATACCCAATTGGCGGTGGCTATAATGATATGTATTTATGACAAGAAAACAACCAAAGATAATTTCAATAATAATGGTCTTGCTGTACTTGATGAGTGTATAGTAGCAGAGGTTACAGAGGAATTGAATGGAGAGTATAGCTTATATATTGAATATCCAGCAGATTCAAGAAAAGCTACTCATTTAGTTGAGCTTAATATAATTAAGGCAAATGAACAACTTTTTAGAATTTACAAAGTTGAAAGGCAGCAAGAGGCTACAAGAAGAATTAAGGTATGGGCGAGGCATATTTTCTATGACCTTGCCTTTTATTTTATAGAATCGGTTAATTTAGTAAATGCAAATATGAAGGAAGCAATAGAAGGAACTATTCCCCCTGAAGCACAGGCTGTTTTTGAATTTTTAGCACCAGAGAGAAATATTTATCCTATTAAATTAAGAAATATAAATGCCCTAGAAGGTCTTTTTAACTTGATAGAGATATATGGTGGAGAATTAATAAGAGATAATTTTACAATTGAAATCTTAGAAAAGCTCGGAGAAGATAAAGGTACTACTATTAGGTATGGTAAAAATATAAAAGGCCTTAAGGCAATTATAGATACAAGTGAATTTGCTACAAGAATATATCCAATTGGAGATAACAACTTAGTTCTTCAGGAAAGATATATAGAAGCAGAAGGTGAAATAGCAAATATTCTTCCATATCCCATAACAAGAAAAGTTGAATTTTCAGGGTGTAAGGATGTGGAGGAATTAAGGGAACTTGCTAAAAAATATATAAAGAAAGTATCTAATCCTTTTATCAATATTACTGTAGAGCTATTAGAATTAAGCAAAACAAAGGAATATGGCAAATATGCTAAGCTATTTAATATGGAGTTAGGAGACATTGTAAAAGTAGAGCATGAAAGATTGGGAATCTATTCAGAACTTAGAGTAATAAAGAAGGTTACTGATCTATTAAATCATATCAATACAAAGATAGAGTTAGGAAATCCTTTAAATACAATTATAAATAAATTAGATTTTAATAGCGTAGTGAAAAGCTTAGAAAGTAGAATTGAAGGAGCACAAAATGCTGTAATACTAAAGAAAAATACAGATGCTATGTCTATATCATCAATGTCATTTTATCAAGCCATAGCGGTCGCTATTTCAGCATTAGCCGACACCAATCTATCTTGTAGTCTAACAGTTAGTGGAGTTGCAAGTGATGATCTGACTTTAAATATGAGATTCTCTTTGGATGGAGAATACTACGAGTTTCAACCAAGTCAAAATTTGGCTAAGGGTGATAATGTAATAAGCATAACTATACCAATTCCTCAGGTAACAGCGGGACAACATGCTTTTGTAATAGAGATGCAAACCTCAAATGGAACATTTCATATTGATAAAAATAATCTTCAAGTATTCATTGAAGGTAGACACTTAGAAGGAGGATTAAATCCAAGCCTTCCAAGAGCAGAAGTAATGCAGGCAGTCTTGTATGTAATTTACTCAAACAAGATAAAGAATTATAAGGACTCGATTGTAACTTCAGAGGATATAACACATTTAGAGGATAGAGTTGCAATCCACTTTCAGGAAATCACCTATAGTGAAGCCATAAACAAAGGGCCTAAAACTATGAATACTAAGACTACAATTAGTATGAAAGTAGCTGGATTTAGCCATATTGCAGATAAAATATTTTATTTGAATTTAAATACAGATGATTGGGTGATGCATTTTAGTGAATTTAAAAATATAGGGAGTAACAATTGGATATTGGATCATTATATAACCCTAACTGAAAAAAACGATATAACAAAATCTTCAGTATATAGCTATCTAGGAGATGGAATTGTTTATGAAGTAAATTTTGGAAGTAGGGATGAATATAAGGATATTATTCAAATAAGTAGTGGTTTAAAGGAGATAGAAGCTTAAATAAAGGGGAAGTGAATTGATGGCTAAAATTCTTTATATTCATAGGTATTCAAGTTTACAGACATATGATAATCATTGGGTACAACATCTTCAAAATATGGGTTATCATGTTGATACTCACTATGGGGCTGTAAGTAATGACATATGTGAAGCTTATAATCTAGTAATTATTGGAGCACCAGGATCTAATTATGAAGGTTATACAGGTGTTAGAACAGATGTTAAAACCAATGTAATGTGTATGTGTAGATATACTATGAGAGAACATTTTGGTGCTGCTAGCAGTTCAAGTATTATCACTGGAAGAAAGACTAGAGTAGTAGCACAAAATCATGAAGCGGTAATAGGACTACCTACAGTATGGCTTGATTTGTACTCATCTAATGATAGCTGCCATACCATATCAAGTTTAAGAAATGGAGCTACCGCTTTATTTGAATGGGATAGCAATTTTTCTATAGTTGAATTAAAGAAAACTCTAGAAAATCAAGAATATAAAAGACTATTATATGGTCCTTATATTTATAACAAACACACTGTAGATGGAATATCTGTCTTTAATCAGATAGTAATTTATTTAGCAGGAAGACCTTATAATACAAAATATTTGGTACAGGACGGAGACGAGATAAAGGCTTGGGATAATGATTTAAACTCATATATAAAAGTTGGAGATATGCCCTTAAGTGAAGAAATATTTATAAACTTTGGGATGGAAAGATTACCAGCAAGTTTTATAGGAATATTAAATAGCAACCCCAAATTACATCTATATACTGATGATGAAAATGTAGTAGAAAGTCCTAGTGACTATAGGTTAGAACTATTTGAGAAAAAGCTTAGTTTACCTAAGATAGTCATTGAAAATGAAGGAAGATATCTTCAAGAGATGATTGAGTCAATAACGATTGAAGATATCATAAGTGGATCAGGAGATATTAAGTATGCATTAAGTAAAGACAAAGAAAACTGGTACTCCTTTGATGTTAGTAATTTGGAGTGGAAATTATTAGATATTACAAGCGACACAGAGTTTTCTTCAAATGGAATGGATAGGATAGATTTTTCTATTATTAGACCTGAACAATATGAAGAGATTTTTGAAATTGGTGATAAACTGTATCTTGCATTTAGATTTTATAAAGAGAGTGAAGTTGATGAATGTAAGTTTAAATCAATAAAGATAAATTATATATCTCCTGTGGATACTAGTATTTTAACATTTAAGTGAAGGGGGGCAATTATGTCATTAAGAGAACTTATAAGTTACAATAAAGATTATTTAACTGGTGAAATATTTACAGAAAAGAAAATTAAAGAAGATACCGGAATAAAAGGAAAGGTTCTTATTGAGCTCTTTGATGCTACTACTAATGCAAAGATAAAAGAAGCTTATACTGAGAATGTAATTCCAGATATAATTTTTAAAGATATATTTTTAAGGTATTTTTCAGGTGATGTTTTAGGAATGGGAAGTACTGGCCACAGCAATACGACTGACTTATTTAGTAATATATACCTTACCGACTCTACAAAGCCAGAGTCAGCTAACAGTGAAAGAGTGTCTGGTAATATTATAGGATATGCTCATAGAGGAACGACTTATTCTGGGAACGAAACTCAAAGAGGAACAATAAACTTAGCAGAAACTAATATGGAAATTAGAAATGGAAAGGTTAGGGTAAATTTTGTATTTGATTTTCCAACTCATGCTGCTAATGGCACATTTGAGAGTATATATTGGAGTGATAGCTTTAGCAATTTAGACACTGCATATATAGGGCCACCTGTATGTGGCAGAACAAAAACTTCTGGAACTGGATATTTATATATAACTAGTGGTACAGTTAATGAAGAACTTAGAGCTGCATACTGGGGAATATCTTATCTTATGAGTGGTAGTAGTCCAGCAAAGTTCACTGCATTTATAGATTATCATAAAGGATTTGTCTATTTTGATGGAAATAATAGTGCTGTAAATTCAAGCTATATTCAATTCCCAGAGAGTTTAAAGGGCCATCAACTTATCTTACCATTTGATCTCAATTTGTTAAGTGCTGGTTTTGTTGATTGGGCAAAAGCAATAACTCTTTTAAATGATTCAGGTGAGCCATTTAGTTCAAGTTTAATATCAGGAGCCACTCCTGTACTAGATGAAAATGGAGATATTGATTATATAGTAGGTTACTATAGGTCCAGCAATAAACTAAGTATTTATAAATGGAGTAAAGTTGGAGTTCTTCAAAGCACATCTACTATTGATAATATGTCAACTGAGTTTAGAGATGAATATGGAACTAGTTTTAACTATAGGGACATTGCATTAACTCCTGTTACTTGGGGAGGTCCAATAGAATTATATGGATACAATTCAAGGCTAGATCAGCAAACAAATGAAACTATTTATTCTAATAGGTTAATAAGACTTAACCTAGATGGTACAAAGCATAGTGAGCTAAATTTAAAGCCTAAAATTGGCAGCTCCACATGGTTTGCTTCAAGAGGAATGGATAGTGGGAATATAGAAAGGCGATGCTACTTATATTCCATTTCTGGCAGATCTAAGAATAGGTTGTATCTTTATTATTCAGGAACTAATGGGGGGAGTAGTTTTTATCAGGTTGTTACTCCTGAAGGGAATCTATTGGAACCCTATAGATCTTCTGGTGTTTCTTCAGGACTACGCAATATAAGAGGAACAGATAGATGGTTATATATGTATAGAAGTTCCTCCAATGGAAATTATTCATTTGGTATTCACTACGGAGCAACTTCAAAACCCTGTGGTGCTCATACAAAACTTGCAAATCCAGTGCAAAAGACAGATGCAAATACAATGAAGATACAATATATGTTTGAAATAGATGTAATTAATTATGCTGAAGATTATTATTAATAGGAGGGATTAAGTTGAAAGATATACTAAATTTTATAAAAGCAACCTTTACAGCTATCGGTGGATACTTAGGTTATGTACTAGGTGGACACGATAGCTTTTTATATGCCCTTATAGCATTTGTAGTCATTGATTATTTCACAGGTGTAATGTTAGCAATTATAAACAGGAAGTTATCAAGTGCTATAGGTTTTAAAGGGATATTTAAAAAAGTGATGATATTTTTTATGGTAGCAATAGGACATACCATTGATGCCTACTTAATTAAAAATGGTGGAGCAATTAGAACAGCAGTAATCTTCTTCTATATATCAAATGAAGGAATAAGTATCTTAGAAAACTCAGCCAATATTGGTCTACCTATTCCTGATAAGTTAAAGAAAATATTGTTACAACTAAAGGACAGTGAAAATGATGGTTAGAATTTGTATAGACATCGGACATGGTGGAAGTGATCCAGGTGCAAGTTACAAGGGAAGAAAAGAAAAGGACGATAATCTCAAATTAGGATTAGCTGTATCTAAAGAGTTAAGAAGGCATGGTATATTAGTGGATGAAACTAGAACTACTGATATTACCTTAAGCCTTGAGGAAAGAAGTAACTTTGAAAACAAAAAGAAATATGATTTATTTATTTCCTTCCATAGAAATGCTTTTAAACCAGAACAAGCAAATGGGGTAGAAACTTTCACTTATATAAATCAAACTCTGAAAGCAAAGAATTTAGCTCACAAAATACAGAAAGCATTAGTTGGTGTAGGATTTACAGATAGAGGAGTTAAAAAGGCTAATTTTCATGTTTTGAGAGAAACTAAAGCACCTGCAGTTTTAATAGAAGTAGGGTTTTTAGACAATACAAAGGACAATCAGCTATTTGATAGCAAGTTTGATGAAATTGTAAAGGGGATTTCAAAAACAGTACTGGATGAAGTTGGTATTAAGTATGAAGAATCCTCCCAGCATAAAATTTTATACAGGGTAATGGCGGGATCGTATTCAAATAAAGAAAACGCTGAAAGGCAAGTAGAAAGACTTAAGAAGCTGGATTTGATGCTGTAATAATGCCTTATAAAGCTTGACTTCTATCAATTAATAAGTGATATATAGACTACCAAGTTGATAGAAGGGGGGGATTCTAATGCGCGTAAGGATTATACAGCCAACTATTAAATTACCATCTAAGAAAAGAGTATGTGCTTATGCTAGGGTTTCTACTGGATCTGAACTTCAAGGTGAGTCACTAGAAAATCAAATCACTTATTATGAAAACTTAATTAAAAGTAATCCTGAATATGAATTTGTAGAAGTATTTGCAGATAGAGGGATAACTGGAACCACAGATAACAGACCAGAGTTTCAAAGAATGATAGAGTTAGCACGAGCTGGGAAAATTGATTTAATTATTACAAAGTCAATTTCAAGGTTTGCTAGAAATACAGCGATAATGCTTGAAACAGTAAGGGAATTAAAAGAACTAAATGTAGAAGTAAGATTTGAAAAAGAAAATATAAACACATTATCAGGGGATGGAGAGCTTATGCTAACCATCCTCTCTTCTTTTGCAGAAGAAGAAAGTAAGAATATTAGCCAAAATACTAAATGGGCATTTAGAAAGAAGTTTCAAAGAGGAGAACTGGTATTAAACACAAAATTGTTTCTAGGATACGATAAGGATGAATTTGGAGAATTAGTAGTAAATAGAGAAGAAGCAAGGATAGTTAGGAGAATATTCTCAGATTATCTAGCTGGTAAGGGAGTGTTTACTATTGCCAAGGAGCTTAATGATGAAGGTATTCCAACCATCAAGGGTGGTAAGTGGCAAGAATCAACAATCCTACAGATTTTAAAGAATGAAAAGTATAAAGGAGATGCACATCTACAGAAGTACTACACACCAGATTATTTAATGCATAGGACATTTAAGAATAACGGGGAAGTAGATAGCTATTATATAGAAGGAAACCATCCTCCAATAGTTTCAAATGAAATGTGGGAAAAAGTTCAAGAAGAGCTTGTAAAAAGAGCAGAAGAAAAGGGAAATGTTGAAGGAGATAGAGATAAGTATACGAATAGATATCCTTTAACAGGTATGCTTTTCTGCAGTAAATGTGGATTTCCTTTAAGAAGAAGGACATGGAACAGTAAACTAAAATGCAGGAAGATTGTATGGCAGTGTAGCAATTATATAATGAATGGAAAAGCTTCATGTACTGGAACTAGTATAGATGATGAGGTTATTAGTAGCCTTAATATAGTTGAGGAAACCATAGTAAAGGAGGTTAGGAAGGATGGCAAAAAACATTACATTTATACCAGCAAGAACAAGAAACACAAACCTTGCAGAGAACCTTATGCCACAGAAAAAGAAGATGGCTGCTTATTGCAGAGTATCGACAGACCAATTAGAACAACTATCAAGCTATGAAGCACAAGTAAATTATTATACCAATTATATTCAAAACCATCCTGACTATGAACTGGCTGGTATATATGCGGACGAAGGTATAACTGGAACTAATACAAAGAAAAGAGAACAGTTTAATAAAATGATTAAAGACTGCAAGGCTGGAAAAATAGACATGATAATTACTAAATCCATATCAAGGTTTGCCAGAAATACTCTTGATTGCCTTAATTATATTCGAGAATTAAAAGAATATGGAGTTGGAGTAATATTTGAAAAGGAAAATATTAATACATTAGATTCAAAAGGCGAAGTTTTAATAACTATACTTGCAAGTCTTGCTCAAGATGAAAGTAGATCCATTAGTGAAAACTGTACCTGGGGTATTAGAAGGCAATTTGAACAAGGAAAGGTTAGAGTTAACCATAAAAAATTCTTGGGTTATGATAAAGATGAGGAGGGAGAACTTATAATAAATAAGGAAGAAGCAAAGATTATAAAAAGGATTTATAAAGATTACCTTGATGGCAAGGGTGCTAATAGGATTGCAAGAGAACTTGAAGAAGAAGGAATCCCAAACTGGAACGGGAAACCCAAATGGTATGAAAGTAGTATCAGAAAAATGTTACAGAATGAGAAATATAAAGGAGACGCATTACTTCAAAAGACATATACAGTAGATTTTCTAACAAAGGAGAGGGCAGTAAATAATGGAGAGGTTCCAATGTATTATGTAGAAAAGAGCCATCCAGCAATAATAGATAAAGAAATGTGGGAAGCAGTACAGCTTGAAATGAAAAGAAGAAAAGACTACATGGAAAGATACGGGGTTAGACAACTTGATTTTGCAAAGGTAGAAGACAATCCATTTACAGGAAGGGTAATCTGCGGTAGCTGTGGAAGTGCATTTGGGAGGAAGACCTGGAACTCTACTGATGAAAATTTAAAGAGGAGAGTTTGGCAATGCAATAGAAAGTATGAGAAGAAGGGAGAAGTTGGGTGCAAGAATAAGCATATAGATGAAGAAATTTTATATAAGGCCTTTGTTAGTAGCTATAATGCTTTGGTGGAAAATAAGGAACATTTTATAGAAAAGTGGAAATCTGAGGCTGGAGATGAGTTAAGAAGGTATAGAGCAAGAGAATTTATTGATATTATAGGGAATGGAGATCTAATTAAAGAATTTGATATAGACTTGTATTTTAAGATGATTGAGAAGATGGTAGTAATCGATGGAGATAAGATAGTTGTAAGCTTCCTAGATGGGACAGATGTAGAGTGTGCAATTGAATAATATTGGAGACGAGACAGAAGCCAGTTAGGATTTGAAGTTATAGTCCTGACTGGCTTTATTTTTGTTAAATTGTGTACCCTACCATATAATGCTATAATCTTATTTGAGAAGTATTTAAATACAATACTTTAACGGGGGTGTATCAATGGGCTTATATGTGTTAAAGAATACAGAGGAGGATATAGAAGATGGAATTGTTGAAAAGGTAAAGTCAGACTCAATTGATTATGAATGCTATTTTGAATCTTGGCTGGAAAATAGTCCATCATTATTATTTGATGACGAGGACGATGGAAATACAGTATTATGGATTGGAAGACAAGTTACAGCTAATGTAGGAGATGTTGGTAAGTTTCCAGATTTAATTGGTATTGATGCATCAGGGGATCTTGTGATAGTAGAGCTAAAAAAGGGGAAGACACCAAGAGAGGTAATAGCTCAAATATTAGAGTATGCTGCTTGGGGATGTAAGCTGGACTATAATGACCTAGATGATCTTGCAAGAAATTATTATGCTAATGATAAAAATAATTCAGGGAAATCTTTAAAAGAAATATTTCGAGAAGTGTTTAATATTGAAGATGATGCAACAAGCGATATTGATTTTAATAGGAGACAGAAATTATTTATAGTTGCAGAGGAAGTTTCTCCAGTTGTGAGACAGGTTTCAGAATACTTAAGGGATACTTATAAAGTAAACATAAATCATTTAGAGTATCAAGTATTTAGAACTAAAGAAGGTGAATATCTAATTAGTGTAGAAAAGACCTTAGGATTTGACATGAATCGAAATAATAATATTAAGTCAGGTATTAATGTATCAACTGCTGGTTGGAACGGAAATGAGAAAGTTAAAGATATAATTTATAGAGAAGTACTAGCTTTTACTAACGGGGATAAAACAATTACCTTTACTCCTAAAGATATTATTAAATCATTGATGAAGAAATATCCAAATGTAAATAAATCAACAGTTAGATGCCAATTAATAATGGATTGTGTAAATCACACATCAAGAAAGCATTATCCTAGTGGTCAACAGGATTATTACTTTCTAGATAATGGTTCTTATAGGTTATATGACTCTGAAAAAGATGGGAAGTGGGATTGGGAAGGGAAGCCAATAATATAATTCAAAACTACTAGTCTTGTAAATTGAATGTGAATGATTATAAATTGTAAGAGTTGGTGATGAAAATTGAAGCAGAGAAGATATATTGGAGATTGGAGGAAAAAGCCGTATTTACAATATGAGAAAACTAAAACTTGCTATTGCATCTATTGTGGAGATATTGCTGAAACAAGAGAGCACATCCCATCAAAGGTTTTTTTAGATGAGCCTTATCCCAAAAACTTATATACATTACCAGCATGTTATGAGTGCAATAATTCATTTTCATTTGATGAAATTTATGTAGCATCGGTTATTGAAATGATTTCAAGAGCTAGTATACCTAATTATAAAAGACGAACCGAGATAGATAATTCTCTAAAAAAACAGCCTAAATTAAAAGATAAAATATATTCAGATATTCTGTATAATATGGAACAAGGGTTAGAGCCTAGGATAGAAATAAATAGATTCCATAATATTTTATTTAAACTAGCAAGGTGTCATGCTGCATATGAACTTAGTGAATATAATTTTGACAAATACAAACCAAGTATTCAAATTTTTCATAAAAATCAAGTATCAAAGGATATATGGGATAAGTTTAATGTACCTGAAGTATTAGGATATGTTAATGAGATTGGGAGCAGAAGTATAGATACTATTTTAGTTATAGAAAATGGTTATGAATCAATAATAGTTATAGATTGGAATGTTGTTCAAGAAGAAAGATATAGATATTTAGCAACAATTAATAATGGAGAAATTATTGTAAAGATTGTTTTAAATGAATGCATTGCAACTGAAGTAAAGTGGAAGAGTACATAAAGCTATAAAAAAGTCAGCTTAGAAAAGTTTACTATTTAATTAACTATTATGATATAATCTATCTATATAAATGAACACCAAAATATCAAGAGTTAGGGTAGAGATTTAGCTCTATGACCCTACACCAACCTGCAATGTGTAACGTGGTCCAGCTAAAAGTTCGATAAGCAGGTGAAACCATAGCGATTTCATATCTTCTTATCTTAGGATGAGAAGATTTTTTATTTTACTAACATTGTAAAGGAGATGAATTTTTGAATACATCAGGTTTTATTAGAGGTTACATGGCAAAAAATATGAGTGCTGAAGATTTTATCAAGGTAGTTGTAACAGCTATAAGTAGAGAATTTGAAGAAGAAGTAAAACTAGAGAAAACTAATGATGGTAAATATTTAATAGCAATGGATGGATACGGTATTACTATGAGTAAGAAATTTATAGATGATATTAAAAGTCCTTATGGAGTAGATAAATATATCTTAGAAGACTTCGAAAAACAAGGGTTAATCTTTGATAGAACTAGAAGCCAATATATTCAATACTGTTTTGGAAATTATGTTGGTGTAAAGTATGAGTATTGATATTAAGTAGCTCTATAATTTTATTGCTTAATTATAATTTATTTCAATATGACTAGAACTTAAGAGATGTAACCTAGTAGAGGAAATAAAATTGAAAGATATCTATCTGAATTAAGAAAGATAAATCATAATGAGAAATTTAACAAGTTAGATAATATTAATGTACTCCTTGACAAATAGGTGATTCTGAGCAATTACTATTTGCCAAGGAGGTGTTCAGAATGAATGATGAACAAAGGCAACGAATAAAAATATTACGTTTTCAAGGTTTGGGATATAAACAAATCGCTAAGGAAACTGGATTATCAAGAGATTCTGTCAGAGGATATTGTAAAAGAAATGGTCTAGATGGATATGGAAATGAATTATTTGAGGAGTATAAGAAAACTATAGAAAGAGAATTTGTTAATATTCTATGTTTAAACTGTGGTGCAGAACTTGAGCAAAATAAGATTGGACGTAAGAGGAAATATTGTTCTAAAAGTTGTAAAAATGAATGGGATAATACTCATAGAAAAGAGTATAAATGTATTTGCCAATATTGTGGTAGAGAGTTTAAGTCTCTAGGAACTAGTAAAAGGAAGTATTGTGATAATGATTGTTACACTAGGGATAGATTCTGGAGGAAAGAAGATGCAGCTGAAGTAGCAGCTAAAATTCTGGAATTCAAGAAGGTAAACAATTTACCAGTTTGGCTCAAGGAATTACTCCTATCGGACAGTGAATCATAGGGGGAACGCTATATTTAATTCGCATCAAAAATACTTGATAGGGGTATGTGCAAAAAGAAAATGTAGATATAAGTAATTATAAAAGATATACAATTGTGTTGATTCAAAGGTTTGATCAATTGTATAAATTAAGGTGAAATTCCGAATACCACAGATAGCTCTAACGATAGGTAAGGGGGTTCAAAAATACGCAAAAATGACTATTTTGCGAGATAATATCATCTCTCTGCCACAACCCATGTGGAGACGGTATGTTTAATGTCTAGAAAATAATGCTC